GTCTCCGGTTCACCGATGGATGCTTGACGCGCGTATGCCTTCAACGCTTCCCATTCGTTGCCGGTGAGCTTGTCCTGTAGCGGCACGAAGTGGATCGGCTTGGCCGGGTAGTCGGCGCGATCGAACTCTTTGTCGAGTTCGGCTGGTACGTCGCGTGCTTCGGGAACCCAAGCCGGGTCAGACATGTGCGGGTTGGTCGCTTCCTGTCGGAACGATGCTGCGGTACATGGCGAGCTCAATTTCGAGCGCCTTGATCGTGTCGGATTGTGCGCGGATGAACTCGAGCATCGCGTCGGTGGTTTTGAGCGGGATGCCGTCACGTGTCGGAATCCACTCAGGCATCGTCGGGCCTGCGTTTCGCATCACGTCGTTCACGTTTATGAGTCGCGCGTTTGATGCTCTTCACAACGCCGGGTCGGCTCGTGTAGATGAGCAGATGCCGCCATGCCGTGTAGGCGTCGTATTCGGAACCGCTCACCATTTTCCGGCGTCCCATTCCTGGCATTAGCCGGCGACCATTGCATGTAGTTCTTGGTCGATGTTGTCTTCGGCTGCTTTGAAGCCGGCAGCATGCAGGCCGAGCGCAACGCCGAGTCCGATTGCTAACGGCCAGACGTGCCAGCCTGCGGTCATGCATGCGATGAGGGCGGCGGATTGCAGTGTGAGGGTGATGATGCGACGTTGCATACGTCACCGCCTGCTATTGGTGTGGGAAGTTGTTGCCCCGATATCTACCGTCGTGGCTCGCGCGTGTGAAGTTATGGTCTAGAGGACTGTGAGCGATTGCAGGTTGAACCCGTTGTCGTCGATATCGAACACCATGAGTCCGGGGTCTGAGTCGTCGCCTGCTTGATTGCGGAACCAGTCGGACCCGTTGTCGACGGTGGGTGCTTGTAGCCACCATTTCGTGCGACCGGAGTACGGGTTCCGTCCGGTCGGTATCACGGTCAGATGGTGGTAATGGCCTGTCACGAGAACGTCAGCAGCGCCGACAGGTTGACCGCCGTGCGTCTGCTTGGCCCACCAGTCGATCGCACGCCCGGAACCGAACTGGTTGCCGTGGACAAGGCCAATGACGGTCCCATCAACGTCGAGCGTCACCGATTCGTCGTAGGGAGCTGGGTACGTCCAGGCGGCGTCGATGCCGGCCGCGTTGGCGACCTTCTCGACTTGCTTGTGGACGAACAGGCCAAGATCATCAGCTGGTCGCCCAAGTTGCTGCTTACCGCGACGCCACGCCGTATGATTCGACGTGACTGCAACAACGTCGACGTGCCCGTGACGTTGCATCAGCTCAACGAACTGGTACACCTCAGTGCCGGCGAGGTCCATCTGCTGCGCCAACGACAGATCGTTGGTGAACATCGGATTGCCACCGGATTCGAACCCTTCGAAAAGGTCACCGGCCTCGAGCAGCACTGTCTTGCTGGGTTTGCGTTGTGACAGCAACGAGGTCAACTTCGCCCGCTTTTCGACCAGCCGGTCGATCAACTCGGGCGTCCCACCTCTAGCTGCCACCTTCCCTGCTTGCACATCGGAGAGGACTACCACCGTCGTATGGCCGCTCGTGGCTGGCTTCAGTTGTTGACGCGGTTTCCTGCTCGCGGCTGCGTACAGCGCGGGAAGATTGAGGGATGCAGTTTTGGGTCGGTGCGAGAACCGGTAGGAGACACGCCATGTGCCGTCCGGTTGCTGCTTCTGCCACTGCATGATGTTGCCGACGATCTCGATGGTGTCGGGGTCGTAGCCAACTTCGCGGAGGATGTCTTCGTCTTTGTCGACGGGTTTGATGAGCCCTGTGACTGTTTCACCTTCGTCGCCGTTGAGGACGCGGCGAGCTCGCCATTCTTCGGGAATGTCGCGTCCGTTGAGTGCATCAGCCACGGTCACAGTGGCACTCACCCTTCCGGTGACGCTGGATCACGGTGGGCGAGATGTCGTGCCCTTGGCTGATCAGCGCCCTCGAGATATCGGTTCCCGCCATCGACGAGTTCATGGCGTTGATGAGCGCTTGTCTGTCGATTTCGTCGAGGTCTGCGAGTAGAGGCTTCATTGAGCAGGTTGCGCCGCGTACCGGTTTCTGCGCCGCTAGTGCGGCTGCTAGGGATGACATTTCGGGTACTCCATTCCCGACATGCAAAACGCCCACAACCCGTTTTAGGGCGTGAGCGTACCAAGCACGTCGATTGTATTCGAAACCTTCTGGTTATGCAACCCCTCGGTTATGAAATCTTTTCCTGAAGCTCCGGCAACGGTTTCGCGCCGACCGCTTTCGCCAACCACTCGAACTGAAACGGATACCAGACAGCCCCACACGCGGCACACCTGGCCTCAACTGTCTTGCCTGACTCGTCGCGCAAGAACGCCATCGCACGGGAACGAGTCGTCACACCACCCGACGTCCGCAACGTGTGAGTTGCCTCGCACGACGGGCAAGCGCCCTGAATCTCCCAAGTCGATGGCGGGTTGAATAGGCCATCAATCTGCTCAACCCAACGGCTTGCGACCCTCTCTGCGGGCAGGAACTCGACCTTGTAGTTCACGGCCTTAGCCCACAAGTGTTCCCGCCGCCAACGATCAACCAGATCGTCGGGCTCCTGATGCGATATCCGCACGGTCACCATCTTCGAGCCACCCGCGACAGCAGCCCAGCCGCGAACGACGCTCTCGACAGGCAGTACGGGCGCAGCCTTCGGGGCCAGCGCGTCCCGGTATGCTTCCCACGCCTGCCGCTCAATCTCGGTCAGCAAGTCACGAGCTGCCGGCGCGATCGGCGGGCGTGACCCGAACGCAGAAGATCCCGCCGTCGACTCGAGCCCAGTTGCGACGGCCTCCCGCAGTTGTGGCAGGAGGCCGGGTCTGGTCACGAGTTGTTTGCCGTCGTCGCGATCAATGTACACGTGGGTGTCGATGGTGAGTCGGTCGATGTTGTCCATGAAGGTGTTGGGCACGTTTGCTCCCATGCTTAGAACGGAGTTTCCGAGTCGTTGTAGTTGCCGGGTGTGACCCACGTGTCATCGTTGGATGGCGTTGTGCTCGAGGTGGCGGTACGTGATGAACCGGCATAGTCGGCCTTCGTCACCTGCGCGGTCGCATACCTGAGCGACGGACCAATCTCGTCCACCTCGAGCTCGATGCCTGTCCGCTTCATGCCTTCCTTCGTCTCGTAGGAGCGCTGCTTCAGGCGACCTGTTGCGACGACTCGGCTGCCCTTGGTGAGGCTGCCCGCGACATGCTCAGCGAACTCACGCCAACACGACGCACGCAAGAACAACGCTTCACCGTCCTTCCAATCGTTCGCGGTGCGGTCGAACTGCTTCGGGGTCGATGCGATCGTGAAGTTCGCCACCGCCAAACCTCCTTGTGCGTATCGGAGTTCGGGATCTGCGGTGAGGTTGCCCACCACTGTGATAATCGTTTCGCCGCTCATGGTTTGAATCCGTTCTTTCGGTTTGCCGGGAGCTTGTACATCTGTCGACGACGTGCGACGAACAGGTTGGTGCGATTGAGCATTCGTGCAACTTCGGCGTCGGTGTAGCCAGCGCGCCAGAGCCGGATGATTGGGTCGTACTCGGGCATGGCCCGAGTGTCAGATGCCGCGATTACGAGATCCGCCGCGAGCTCGCTGACTTTCTGGTCGTGCATTTCGGCGCGTGCGGCAGCCCGCCAGAAAACTTCGTCGGGGACTTCGACTTGGAACTTCATGTGACTCTCGTTTCGCAGAGTTCGCAGTGCTCACCACCGGGCGGCACACGGTGGGGGTGTCCGTCATTCGGCTTGTACCGTTTCGGGGTAGCGGTGACGGGTTTGACGGTGGCTGCCTTTGATGTTGCTTCGAATGCGAGTCGCGCGGTTCGGCAGGGTCCGCAGGGTCTGTCCGTTCCGCCTGGATGCCTTGAGCAATAGGGGGCGAGCGCGCTGGCGCTCCCTGCCCCATTCCCTTTACCAACCCCTACCCCTATACCAGTGGAACTTTTTGGCAAAGTTTCAAAACTTTCTGAAGGGGCTGGAATCGCTGACTTCTTCTTGTACTTGCGGTCCTGGTGCTCCCCCCAGTTGATGCACTGGAAGTAGCGCCTTCCTTCGACTTCGTAGGGGGTGATTACTCCTGATTTCTCGAGCGCTTTCATCCACCCGGTGACCACCGAAGCAGTTACTTCATCGTCGAGCGGGAAGCATCCGGCGACGATGAGTCTGGCGTCGTGGTAGCCGCGCCCCCAGTCGTCGCAGTAGCCCCATAGTTGGGTCCAGAAGTATCGGACGGGGATGGGCCATGAGTTGACGGTCTCGGAGTTTCGCATCTGGCCTCGGATGATCCTGTCTTCGGCCATTACCCCTTCTTCAGTTCGTTGTACCGGGCGGTGATGGCGGCGATTGTTGTTTCGTCAGCCCCGGCCGCGCGCGCTGACTTGCCGAGCGCAACGACGGCATCTGCGCTGGACGCTTTCGTTGCCTCAGATACCCAGTCCCGAGCCGCGAGCGGCTGGACGGTGAACGTGATCCGCCGGCCGCGCGAGACGGTGAGTGGCAGCGGCACGGGGCCGTCGATGTCTGACATGTGGGAAATGCGGATGCCGCCCGTCTTGTCTTTCCCGAACGTGACTTCGGGATCGCGGTAGAGGGTCAACCTGCGGCCGACGTAGTTGGATGCTTCTCGACCCCATGCGTTTGCGATGACTCGGCGCATTCCGAGGCTGGGTCGGTAGGCGCGGCCGGGGTATTCGACCAACTGGAAGTCGTAGGGCTGTTCTGCTTTGCCGGGTGTGACTTCGGCGATGGTGACTGTGATGGGTCCGCTGATGAGGTCGTCGGCGTTGAGTTGGTCGGATCGTGGGGCGAGGCTGTTAGTGATGTCCATCGAGGGTCATTTCTGTGTAGAGGTCGATGCCGCGTTCGGTTTCGGGGAGGCCGCGTGTGATGTTCTCGTAGCGGGCGATCATCGTGGTTGCGGTTTCCTCGAATGCGGCGGCGGCTTCGAGGATGGCTTCTTGCCAGTGACGGTTGGGGGTGACGCGGATTGTCCACATGGGCATGCCGCCGCACCAGGACACGTAGTCGCACCACTTCCGCCGTGATACGAGCAGGCCGCATTGGATTTGGGCCATGTTCTCGGGGGGTACTTTGTCGGTGAGGATCGTCTCGAGGTGCTTCTTCTGGCGTCGACTCTTCACTTCGATCAAGCCGTCGTCGCCCACCAGTCCGTCCGGTGAGTAGCCCAACTTGAATCCGAACTCGTCACGGACCATGAAACCCACCTGCGTCACCAGGGCAATGTGCTCGCTATAGTGGTCGCGGGCGATTGGTTCGTCGTAGTTGCCGCGTTCCATGTCGGCTGAGACGTAGGTGGGGTCTGTGTATCCGGTGATTCGTTCAGCGACGAGAAGGTTGGTGAGAGCTCGCGAACTCTCGTTGTGGGCTACCGTTCCGCTCGAGGTGAGCAGGTCGCCGACAACTGATGCGGTGACCATGCCGCGTCTGGCGTCATGCCAAGCGTCCGTGCCCTGCTCTACGGGGAGGATGTGAAGGGTCAAAGGAGGGCTCCTAGGAAGTCGTTTGTTGTCTTGTCTTGGATTCCGACCGTTGACCAGTGGTCGGGGATGAGCCAGGCCGTAAACGCGACCGCGAATGCTTCGTGATGATTCGTCTGCGCGTACCCGCTCAGCGGTACAGCGCGATGATCGAAACCCAGGGATTCGTGGACGACGTGCCCCAGCTCGTGCACAACCGTGTCGACGTCTGGCTCGCCGTTCAGAACGACGGTCGTGTGCCTTTGGCTCTTGGCAAGCGGTGTCTGATGCCACGGGTAGGCACAATGGCACGTGTCGCGGTAACTGCGTCCATAGCTCGCGTCTACAAAGTCGTGTAGTCCTGCAAATAGCGGGTCGACCCCGACTAGGAAGTGCGGGTTGATCCGGTCGCGCAGGGCTTTGGGGATTAGTCCGAATCCGCGCTCAATCGCGGGTGCCCACTTCCGATCAATGAGCCTGTCCATTTGGTCTCGCTCCTGTGATGAGGGTGATGAGGGTGTCGACGTCCATGAGCACCCACTGTTTGCCGGGTGCTGTTACGCCGCGTCGTTTGGCGATGACGATTCCGGCTGCTGCGTCGTCGTTGCCTGCCTCGAGCTCGGCTTCAGCGATCCATTCGGCGGCTAGGATCCTGCCGCCGTAGTCCTTCGCTTCGATAACGATCCGGTTGCCGAGTACACGTAGACCACCGATGTCGCCGCGATCCTTCGCCCCGGTTTTCACGCGCCGGTCGATTCGGTCGTCAACGTGGGCAGCGAGGTAATCGGCGATGGCGCGTTCGTGTGAAGCGCCCGCCGATTTGGCAGACGCTCGAGAACGGCCCATTACTCGGCGCTCAGTGCGGTTGCGCGGAGCTCGTCACTGTCGACGCCTGCATATGACTGCGTTGTGGCAACAGACTCGTGGCCGAGTAACTGCTGCAACGCGAGGAGGTTGTGACCGCTGTTCCGGTAGGCGCGGGTGGCGAACCGGTGCCGCAGCTTGTGGCAGGTCACTCCGGGCGGCAAAGTCTTAGACACATACCGACTGACGGTTGCGGGGGCAATGTGTCCGTCGATGCGGCCGGGGAAGATGAACCCGGTGCGCGGGTTGCCTTCGTCGTCGACCAGGATCATTTGGGCAAGGTCGTCCGCCACCGGGACAAGGCGGGTTTTGCTTCCCTTTCCCTTGATCCTGAGTGAATAGCCCTTCTCGCCCGCCTCAAGATCCTTGACGTTGACTTGTGCGATCTCCATTGCTCGTGCGCCCACGCGGGTGCCGAGGGTGATCATCAGCTTCACCCGCGGGCTGGCCTTCTCGAGCGCTGCGTTGACTGCCACATCGGATGCTGGCTTCGGCTTACCGTGGGGAACACGGACCGATGGCAGATCCTTAGATGGATCGTCCGGCAGCAGGCCCTTCTTGAACGCAAAGGCAAAATAGCCGGTCAGGCTCGAGCGGACGACACCCTTCGTGTTGGGTGCCCAGCCGGGGTTTCCCATGTAGTCGACGAGGATGTCGTCGGTGATGTCTTCGGCTTCGAG